CTGTTCCGGCTGTTCCGGCTGTTCCGGCTGTTCCGGCTGTTCCGGCTGTTCCGGCTGTTCCGGCTGTTCCGGCTGTTCCGGCTGTTCCGGCTGCGCAGAATTGTCAACATCGACCAGCCGTGCATAGCCCTTTTTGACCAGTTCGCGGCCATGCTGTTCCAGGGTCTCCAGTGGCTCGCCTTCCGTCACCACTACCCCGCCATAGTAAATCGGTTTCACCGCGATAAGTTTCATGGTATTACCTCGAAAAGTGCGGCCCGTAGGCCGCCAGAGAAATTACTGACCGCCAGCAACCGGTACAGTGAAGGAGCCGTAAATAAATGCCTCCGGCCGTTTTACTGCCAATGCCAGTCGCTCTTCACAGCGGATCGAGATCATGTTCTTCTCGAAGTCGTCGGCGTTCTCAGTAGAAATAACAACGTTGGCATCTTCACGGTCGAAGAGCTGCGCCGCTGCGTTGAATGCACCGGTCAGGAACTTACCCTGGAATGCCGGCGCTTCGGTCGCCACCACCGGCAGCCCCCACAGGGTTGGCCCGGTCAGCGCCGCCGGGTTTGCCAGGATATAGCGGCCCAGCGTGTCCTTTGTAAGCTCAATCTTCGCCCAGTCGATAAAGTGCAGAACGTGACCGGACGCCGGGAAGCGCGCCAGTTGCGCCTGAAGCATAGCGAGACGCAGATCATCAATGCCGTTCTGCTGCTCGACTTCAAAAGCAGCAGCAAAGGCAGTTGCCTGTGGAACAATGCCGTGAAGATGAACGCCGGTACCGTCTCCGAACAGAATTTCCTGTTCCTCCACATACTTCAGGCCGTAGCGCATTTCCGCGTCGACCGTCGACTGCAACTGGGCAAAGTCATCCAGGATCTGTTTGGACGCCTTGAACATGTGTGCGATGGTGGTGACCGGGGTGATTTTGGTTGCAAACTCAATGTCGCTGTACGGCTTGGTGGTACCCTCTGCTACAACTTTTGCCGCATTAGTAAACCCGGTTTGCTGCACCCAGAAAATTGCAGGCGCGCCGGTACGACCTGGAGCAATCAGATCACGGATAAACAGTCGCTGTTTTGGCGTGGTATCGATGCCCGGCAAACGCTGGGGTTCAACAACCCCATCAGCAACACCTGTTGAAAGCAGGGCTGCATTAACCGGAATACTCAGGCGCTTGCCACCTTCTACGCTCGCCGCAAAGGTTTTCAATGCTTCGGAGTTAATCACCACCTGGCCCACGGTTTCGACCACTTTTGCAGCATTTGACAGCGGCATCTGGGCTACGTGCTGCTCCAGTTCGCCGAGCGCGGCTTTGAGGGCCTTTTCTGCCTCGCGCATGGCGTTAAGTTCAGTCGCCATCTTATCCACTGAAGCCTTTGTCTCTTCAGAAAGCCTGCCGGACTTCTGCGCCTCCTTCAGAGCATCCTCAGCCTTGGCGTTGAATTTGCTGGTCGCCTCTTCAATGGAGGCGGTTACTTTTTTCAGAATATCGTTTACGTCAGACATACGTTCTCCGTTACTGGCATGCGTTAGCCAGGCCGCTTAATGCGACATCCAGCTCAGCTAAAATTTCAGGGTTGGGTTGGGTAGCGCGCGGCATACCATCGGGATCGGTAACAGCGCCCGGCGTGTTACCAGTTAAAGCTTTGATTAATTTCCGGCGTTCAGACCGGGGGGTATTTGTTTTCGCCAGCAGCACATCAAGTTTGCGAAGCGCAGCTGCAGGTGATTCGTCGCCGTCGCTGACCGCATCAGCAGAAAGCAGGCTGTCTGCCAGTCCCTTCGCCACAGCATCGCTGCCACCGATATAACTTTCGGCGTCCATCAGTTTCTGAACGGCGGCAATATCAAGGCCGGATCGCGCCGCGTAGATATCAGCCATTGCGGTATCGAATGGTTCCAGTGACAGTGCCAGTTCAGCAAAGTCAAGGCGGTTTCCCATCGCGTACACCCAGCAGTTGTGGATCATCAGGAATGCACCGCGGCCAATCTGAATATCATCCCCGGCCATCGCAATTATTGAAGCGGCACTGGCGGCAATGCCCAGCACCTTCACCGTTACACGGCCTTCGTATTCACGGAGGAGGTTATAAATAGCCAGACCTTCGAACATGTCGCCGCCCGGCGAGTTGATATTCACCGTAACATCGGCGCCGTTCATCGCCCGAAGCGCACCGGCAATACGTTTAGCAGTTATCCCTTCACCCCAGTAGTCCTGCCCTATAACATCAAAAACAGAAATACTGTTATCGTCGGTGGCCGCCGCCTTGATTCCACCGTCCCAGCGGTCCAGTGCGGACGGTAATGTTTCACAGGTAACGCGCGCGCAGGGGCGACCCGCCGGCGCCACCGGAAGTTGTTTTTTGCTCATCAGGAAAGTGCTCCTAAGCGGCCTGTTTCAGCGGAGATTGTTCAAAGGAAATATCGGGGAATACGTGGTTATGCAGCTCTCGCAAAGCCAGAGCCTGAACAGCAGGGTTGCTGCTTTCGAGATTTTTCAGTTGCGTCAGGTTGAGCTGAACGGTGTAAATATCGCCCCCTTCAATCGGCGGCATGTTTTCAAGACGGCGAACGTCATTGCGAGACATCCAGCCATTCTGCAGGGCGCTGGTATAGTAAGCAGCACGACCCGCACTATCGGCGCGCAGAAGCCCTTCAACGGAGAACTCAGCAAACAAGTCCTCATCACTGTTAAGAAGACAACGCGATATTTCCTGCTCAATATTGACCAGGAGAGGACGCAGGGTATGAGTCAGGAACAGCATGTTCATCCCTTCAAGACTCGAAGCCCAGCTGGATTGTTTTGTCGTATGGCCGACCATAAATGGCGGTACGCGAAACCAGCGACAAATTTCCTCAATACTGAATGAACGGCTTTCAAGGAGCTGAGCGGCCTCCGGGTTCATAGTGACATTCTGGTAAGTCAGTTCATTTTCCAGAACCATCAGTTTCCCGGCGTTTTTAGAACCAATAAAAGACTGAAGGTTTTGACGCAATCTTTCTCGCTGTTCCTTATTAAGCGCCGTTTTTGAAGACAGGAAACCAGTACTTTGCAGGCCATTTTCGAAGATTTTTGCCGCGGCTTCATCAACCGACATAGCAGCGCCGAAAACGTCAACCCCGGCCATTGTCGGCATCATGCCGCACACGCCATCGAGACCAAACCCACGAATATGCATCATCCTGTCTACAGGAATGATCCGCGGAACGCCATTTTCCGTGTAGGTGTACTGTAATTTTCCGCTATCGAGTCGCTTTACAACCATTTTCTGAGGAAGAAGCGGAACCATTGATACCAGCTTGTTACCAATGAAAAACTTTTCGACAAAAGCATTACCACGCAGACAAATGCTGGCCACAATCATCAGCATGAAACGGGAAGGTGTCATTTCCGGGTTAGGGCGCCTGCATAATATCTGGTATGCAAGATTATTCTGGGCCAGTTTTCTAGATCCATCTGACTGTCTCTCGTAAATTTTTAGCGGAAGCGTGGATACCGACTCACTCAAGAGCCTCACGCACGCCCAGACGGTAGAAAGCCTGATAATTTTGTCAGCGGTGACAACTTTTCCGCTACTGCTGGTCCCGAACCACTCCTGCCAGAATTCACCGGTAGTCAGGCCTATGGGAACACCAAGCCAGTTTAAAAGGGCGGTCTTAACGCGCCCTGGTTGCTGTTTATTCTTAGCCATCAGATACCCACTATGATCGGATCGTCAAAAAAGCCCTCAATATCACCATCATCAGGCTCGTAACCTTCCGCAGCACCAATTGCCATCGCTGACGCAACCACACCATCTATTCGACCAGTACTCTTTTTCTTGGCGAATATGCGGTTTTCTTTTTGGTCGGCTTCGGTTACGGCGGAAGCAGCGTTCCATCGGAGGCAGGGGTTAGTTTTAATAATGATTACGCCATCATCCAGCATCTGTTCAAAGAGTTCGATGGAATGAGGCATCCACAGTCCTGAATCCTGCGCCTTGTAGTATCCCTGCCCGTGAGGAATAAGCGGTACTGATACAGAAGAGTTTTCCAGTTCTGGTTCAAGATATTTGATGCGGTACTGGTCGAAGGCGATCGCCTTGATATCGAACAACATGGAAAGATCAGCAATACGTTCAGCAACAAAACCATATTTCACCGCCTTTCCGGGAGTGGTATGAATATGGCCTCCCCGTTCCCATGCGTCATAAGGTACGCGGTCTGTTTTCGCTCTATCCAGCAAAGTATCTTTTGGTGTCCAGAACTCCACCAGCAGCTTTCTTTTTTTAGGGAAGAAGAACGCCAGAGACGTAAGGTCGCGAGTTCCTGAAAGGTCCAGGCCGCCATAACATTCTTCTCCCTGCAGCTCCTGCAGGTCAAAGTCCTCTTCGCACCCCATCCACACATCGCTACTCATCCAGGGGTTATCGGCATCCACCCACTGACAGAAGTTTAACCGCCGAACAATGCTTTCCTTCGACGGCATCCCCCGAGCCTGAGTAACCTGCTCACGCAGGTAGCGATCGGTAAAAGTATGACCAAGAGAGGGGTTGGCTTTTTTCCAGCAGGACTCGTCCTTGAATGGGTCTTCTCCTTCGTCCAGGGAGCAAATGAAAGAAAAGAAACTGTCATCCTCAATCGAGCCTTCGGCAACTTTCCGCCCATACTCGTGATAGTCGTAGCAGACGCTGGTTTTGTCGTGGCCGCTGTTAGTGATCATAAAAATCAACGCCTGGCGACGACCTTTCGTCCCGGCGCGCATCATTTCCACAACCTGGTTGTTTTTGTGCTCGTGAATTTCGTCAATCAGAGCACAGTGTGGGCGTGGCCCTGACTGCCCATCATCCGAACTTATAGGCCGGAAAAATGAGCCGGTCTGAAGAAACGCAAGGTTCCACTCTTTCCCGGCGCCGCCTGATTTATTTATTCGCTGTGCTAACGCAGGGGACTGATCCACCATCGCGACAGCATCACGAAAAAGGATCATGGCCTGGTCTTTTTTCGTCGCCGCTGCGTAGACTTCTGCGCGAGGTTCTTTATCGGCAACCAAACAGTAAAGAGCAATGCCCGCTGCAAGTGGAGATTTGCCAGAACCTTTGCCTGACTCGACGTAAGCCATGCGGTACCGGCGATAGTCGTCTGAGTTTTTCCAGCCGAATATCGAGCCTACAATAAAGCACTGCCACGGCAGCAGGTTAAAGGGTTTGCCCTCATGCTCACCGCCGTTGAGCTTCAGTATTTTTGCAAAAAAGTCGATGGCACGCTGCGCCGCTGCAGCATCCCATACCAACCCGCGAGCATGGCAGGATTCCAAATCCCTGAGATGTCGTTTACAGGAGTTTCTAATATCAGGACCAGCGATTTCTTTGCCGGAGTCTACATCCCGCGCATATTGCGTGGCGGGATCAACCGAAGAACTGGTTGAGCGGGTCTTCTTCTTTTTCTCCACCATCCACTTTCACCTTCGTTCTGGCGGCCGGAGTCAGACCGAATTCAACCAGGTAACTTTTAAAACGTCGATCTGCATCCGCCAACATTGCTACTGCCGGGTTAGCCTTAATCAAAAACCCGCCCTCTGTCTGCACGGTGTAAGTTCGCCCCTCGTCAGCAATAGTCAGGCGAAGCTGCAGAATGTCGGCGTAAATATCGCAGAGTCGTTCGAGCGCCAGCGTATCGGCAATGGTTAAAATGCCCATGCCATCCAGCAGCACGGTCAGCTTCCCCCACGCCACCTTTCCCCAGTCAGTGAGGTGCTCTGGAGGGCTTGGGATTTCTCGCGCTGGCGATGGTTCTTTGTCGTTAAGTTTGCGTTTGCCCGGGTTGCCGGTAACCACTTTGAGGTGGGTCGGTTTCGGGCGTCGTCCTGCCATCGGAACCTCCCGGAAAAAAACTTTTCATTTCGCGGTTGTGCACAAAAAGGACTGGCGGCGGTCATTTAGGTTCGAGGTTCTGAACTTTTGACCCGCCCCTCCCCCCTAAGATGAGAATCGATATCATTTGAATGCTAATGATTTCAAATGACAATCACATTTGAATTGTATTGATAATGGTTATCACTTAAACCAATGAGAGGTCGGGGCCAGTGGCATCCCGTTTTCATCGCAGCCAATCAGGGTGCCACGCTTCTCCATTCGCTGCTTCGTTGAGTCGTGGTGCTGCTTGCACAGCCCTTGCCAGTTCTTCCGGCTCCAGAAAAGCTTTTGCGCCTTCGCTATTACCTGGCTGTCACCAGAGCGCAGAGCCTCTTTCAGTTTGTGCGGGATGATGTGGTCAACCACCGTTGCCGCTGTCACCCTGCCTTGCTCCTGGCACATGACGCACAAGGGGTGCGCACGTAGGAAGATAAGACGCTCTCGGTCCCACTTGCTGCCGTAGATACGGGGCTCTTTGTTCACGTAATCGCTCCTTGAGCATTATCACAGGCGCTCAGCGAGTGCCTGCTGTAATGCCTTAGCTCGCCTGCTCTGCGCCGCTATCAAACAGCGTCAATGCTTCAGTAGACTCCTGAATTGCCTTCATGGCCTTTGCCACGTAGGTGTTCTCAGTTGTGACGCGGTTGTATTGCTGGACGAACATTTGATACTTGAGATCGTCGTCCTGTACGAATTGAATGGCTTCTTTCGCTGCGGCTGTGTCATAGCCCAGCATTGCAAGCAAGTTCATTCGAATCTGTTGAGCTGAAGTGATCTCTGCCATGTGTTACCTCTGTGCGATGTGGGGAGCATTATCGAAGCCGCACGGTAGCGGCACTGATCGAATATCAGGATGTTACAAAAAGTTACGCTCGCTTATCTTTGAGTTTCCACACAGCAAAATAAGGAGCTTTTATGTCTGTTGATAATCAGAAACTTTTCCAGAAAATCGTCGAGGAGCTGGAATCACTCAAAGGTGAGACCGAGGTACTATCTATCGCTATATCTTGCCTCTTCAGCGAGATGCCATCAGATAGCGTCAGTAAAGTGAGGGTTAAATTCACAAAGGCCGTGAATGAACTAAACACCCTTAAACCAGCAGCAGCTCCTAGTCGAAGGAGGTCGCGTCAAGACGTGTATTCAAAAGCGCTATCAATGATGACCAAGCCTGAATAATTTCGGCATCAAGGTTGCTAAGGAATACGCTTTGGGCATCCTGCGTGTTCCTTTCCTCTTCTGGCTTTAATGCTGCCGGCACTGCGTCAGAGATGTTGATCGGCAGGCTGAGGCTTCTCAGTTCTTCTTTGAGCAGGCGAACCTTTTCGATTACTGAATCAATGGCGTTGTCATCAATTTCAATTACGAGTTTTCGTTCATTCATAGATACTCCGTTCCGGGCATAAAAAGTCCCGCTATTGCCAGTCATCACGATTGAAAGTTGCCACAGAGTAGCGGGCAACATTTCTCCGCTATACTGTTAAATCGCCGAGTTCAACAGAACAGGAATGAAAATATGATCGATCATTACTATGTAACTCATGCTCAACTCCTGGCGCTGAGAAACGTTGTTGCTTTTATTGTGCAAACGATGCCTGAAGAACAAAAAGAGAGTGTCCTTCAGGTTTTGAAAAAATTTGCTGAAATAGAATTAATAGATGGTATTGACGCGCCGCCTACGAGTGATATCACCCCGAAAACAGTTGAGAAGTTAAATAAAGCCTACAAGGCAATCTTCAATGACATTATCGATCTTTCAACGCCTGGCAGGAAATCTGCTTCAGCAAGCTACCTGCAATAGCTCTCGACCTTATCTCCATGATGGCCAGAACCTTCTTGTCTGGCCCTTTCTCAAGTTTGCTCAGCCGAAATTCAATATTCTTTGTCTTGGTCATCGTGTAACCCTGTCTGTTGATTGCGGGCAGTTGGCCTGCACGGATTTGTTGTGCGCCAGAATGTCGCGCTTCGTCTGTTTATCCATCACGTCTATATCGTGGTCAGTCAGGTAGATGATCCGCACCCAGTTGCAGGCGGTATCAACCACCACCGGGGCGGGTAAAGTTTTCGCGCAGCTCGCGATCAACATCGTCATCAGGCATACGCTTAACGCTCTCTTCAACATCGCTGGCCCCTTTCGTTGCATCAGCCCGGCGTTCTGCCGCGGCGACTGTAGCAGCGGCGTTCTCTTCGCTGCGCTGCTGCTCGGCCTTTGATTCAGCTTTACTGGTCCCGCGAGCGTGGCCAATACCGAACGCGCCAGCGATAACCGCCAGCAAAGCAGTTGCCAAACCAATAATCATTTCAATGCCCATAGTGACCTCATACCAGTACAGATTTAGCCAGGTTAAACAGCGCTCGGCGTTTATCCAGACCGTTTCGACCACCGTTAATAAGCAGCGTTACACGCTCCACGTCGCCGGAATGAAGCAGGCAACCGTGGGAAACATAAAACCATGCGGCTGAACGCGCTGCGTAATCATCTCGCTCCAGCAGCTCAGGCTGGGTGACAAGTTCAAGCTTCAGCGCCAGTCCGCAGCTGCGATAGTTGCTCAGGCCCGTGACTTGTTTCAGACCGCGACCGCGATATTTCCAGCCATCACCGGCAACCTGATTACCGAGATTCTTTTTTCCCCACTCGCCCCCATACACCAGATTCGCGATTGCTCGCTGATTAGCTGGCTGCGTTGCCGTTCTGCCGAGTGCGGCGGCCTGCTGGGCGGTGATACGGTGTTTACCGAACGTAGGCACAAGGCTATCTGCTGCATAGTTCAGATTTTCCACCAGCCGGGTAAAGCCTCCGGACTCATGTCCCATCTGGGCAATGAACATTGCCTGATCGAGTGGAGCAGTGATGCCAAACTCTTTCATCGCGGCTGCAATATGCGGAAACCAGCGCACAGCTAACCCGGCGCTGATGCCAGCCGCCTTTTGAAATTGTGATTGATTCATTAGTGCCTCAGTGCATCAACCAGACGCGCTATATTCCCCCTGAACCAGAGAACTGCGCCGCAGATAAGAATGTTTGCCAGTACCACCAGCCAGTGGGATGACTCGTACAAGCCAAACAGGAAACGGAAAGGGATGCTGGCATAAACCAGCACAGTGAAGTAAGCCATCAGCGATATCATGGGGCGGTGTCTTGACCCGTCGCGCCGATAGAACATCAACGCCCCAACAATTACAGCGCATATCACCGCATTGACGATTGCGCTCGGATCACTGTATGGGTCCACCACATATTGCAATTTTTACTCTCACGTAAAATATAGTCCACTGGCGTCATCAGTTCGAGTGATTTATGTGGCCTTTTGCTGTTATACAGCACCAGATATTCAGCCATTCTTTGATTAAACAAATTCAGGTCCTCAAAAAGCAACAATTCATTGAATTCAATAAATTGTTCTCTAAGTGTCCGGTTAAATCGCTCACAGGTCGCATTCATTTTCGGTGTGTACGGATAGGTCCAGATGTGTTTAATCGAGGCTTCCTGTAGCGTTTTATCAAAGTTACCGAGGAACTCCTTACCGTTGTCAGTGACAACTTGTCTGATAGCGACAGGAAAGAGCTTTGTGGCCTTGCTGAAGAAATGGCTGGTAATATCGCTGTTGAGTGAAGGGACCGCCAGGGCCAGCGCATAGTCGCTGTGCTCGTCGATCATGGTAATGATATAGCGGCGTAGGTCCCCCATCCTGAGTTCAATCGCGTCCATCCCTATGAGTTCGCCTGTTTTTACCGGGCGGTATTGTTTTGGTCTTCTGGGCTTCACTGAGCGTTTTTTTATCAACCGGGCTTTGCCCCTGGCGCTGAGGCGTACGGGGATCATCCGCATTTTATCGTGAGCACCAGCAATGATTCTTCCAATGGTTGACGTGCTGGGACAGGTAAAATGCCGCGCTTCACACCATGGTTTCAGCCTGACAAAAATCTGCTCTTTGCCGAGATTGGGTAACTCAGTTCTCAGACGCCTGATCTCCTTGAGTACATCAGGATGCCAGTGCCTTGAACGGCGAACCAGAGGGGCTTTGCTTCTTGGAATTAGTGCTTCTGGACCACCGGTGCGCAGTAACCGGCGCCACCAGTAGAGTGTTCGCGTTGATACGTCAAAAGCATCAGCTGCGGCACGGATCCCGTGCTTATCCCAGAAGTTCAGAGCCTTCATTCTTAACTTCGCAATCTCGGGCATAAGAGAGTGTTTCATCGCATAAGCAGTTGCTCGGTAATACCCAAAATAGCCGACACCGATATGCTGCATCAACATCTGGCAATCCCTCCTTTAGTGTTCTGAGGCAATTGCAATATCTGTGTGAACTTACACATACTCTGCTTGTCTGAGGTATCGCCCAGCCTGATGTTATCAGCGTGTAGCGGCTTGTTTTTCTCTTTGATAAAATTGATTCGCAAATGATTAAAACATCAACTGGTGAAAATATGAGTAAGTACTCAGACCTTTTACAGGTAATCAAGTCACGGGTTTGCCAAAATAACAACTTCCCCCAAACATTACTGGCAGACTCACACAGTTACAGAGCCAGGCAGGTTTGGTACCGAATAGGACAAATATTCACCCTTGAATGTATTCTCGATGAGTACAGGAAACATTTTTCATCGGATTATTATTATCTTGATAACGATAAGGCTCTTCATCACCTTATCTTCGAAATGACCAAGTGGAAACCTGAAGAGATTAGAAGACTCTCGCTAAACGACTGTCTCTTTATCATTGCCAGTCAACTAAAGCCCAGTTATATGTCAGAAGATGCTGCCGCTGTCCTGGCGTCACTTAATCTGCCGACTGGCCACTATCCTGTTGAGGACTTTCCACAAGAGGACTGGGATCCCAGGGAAAACTCAGCATTCCTTCAAAGCTATCAGTAGCGACTCGCCCAATCTCCGCAGAGATCTGACTCAGCCGCTCCTCAAGAGCGGCTTTTTCTGCTATCAGACGGTTGAAGTGGGCAAGATAGATTTTCTGTTGCCCAAGCCAGTCTTCAAGCTGTTGAGTGGTCATGCCCGGGTTAAAAAAATATGGCTGCTGCATCGCTTCCCCCAGAAAAGCAAAACCCCGCCGGTTGGCAGGGTTCAGAATCAGTTTCATTTGGATGTATGTATCCATGATTAGAAGAATACAGGACACTTTTATGCAAAGTCAACATTAACGTTCAAAAAAGTGTCGCCATTCGCTCCGATCACATTAGTAAGTTGTCGCCTTCTCGAATACTACAGCAGCTTGTCGCTCACCCTGACACTGAAGTGGTTTACTGAATTTGGCCACCTGAACAGAGGTGATATGCTCACCTCAGAACAACACAGGTGTCATAATGAAAAAAAGAAATTTCAGCGCAGAGTTTAAACGCGAATCCGCTCAACTGGTCGTTGACCAGAACTACACCGTGGCAGATGCAGCCAGCGCTATGGATGTCGGCCTTTCCACAATGACGCGATGGGTGAAACAATTACGTGATGAACGGCAGGGCAAAACACCAAAAGCCTCCCCCATTACCCCGGAACAAATTGAAATCCGTGAGCTCAGGAAAAAGCTACAACGTATTGAAATGGAAAATGAAATATTAAAAAAGGCTACCGCGCTCTTGATGTCAGACTCCCTGAACAGTTCTCGATAATCGGGAAACTCAGGGCGCGTTATCCTGTGGCCACTCTCTGCCATGTGTTCGGGGTTCATCGCAGCAGCTACAAATACTGGAAAAACCGTCCTGAAAAGCCAGACGGCAGACGGGCTGTATTACGCAGTCAGGTACTTGAACTGCATGGCATCAGCCACGGCTCTGCCGGAGCAAGAAGCATCGCCACAATGGCAACCCAGAGAGGTTACCAGATGGGGCGCTGGCTTGCTGGCAGACTCATGAAAGAGCTGGGGCTGGTCAGTTGCCAGCAGCCGACTCACCGGTATAAGCGTGGCGGTCATGAGCACGTTGCTATCCCGAATCATCTTGAGCGACAGTTCGCCGTAACGGAACCAAATCAGGTGTGGTGCGGTGATGTGACCTATATCTGGACGGGTAAGCGCTGGGCGTACCTCGCCGTTGTTCTCGACCTGTTCGCAAGAAAACCAGTGGGCTGGGCCATGTCGTTCTCGCCGGACAGCAGGCTCACCATGAAAGCACTGGAAATGGCATGGGAAACCCGTGGTAAGCCCGTCGGGGTGATGTTCCACAGCGATCAAGGCAGCCATTATACGAGCAGGCAGTTCCGGCAGTTACTGTGGCGATACCGGATCAGGCAGAGTATGAGTCGGCGTGGAAACTGCTGGGATAACAGCCCAATGGAGCGCTTCTTCAGGAGTCTGAAGAACGAATGGGTGCCGGCGACGGGCTATGTAAGCTTCAGCGATGCAGCTCACGCAATAACGGACTATATCGTTGGATATTACAGCGCACTAAGACCGCACGAATATAATGGTGGGTTACCGCCAAACGAATCAGAAAACCGATACTGGAAAAACTCTAACGCGGTGGCCAGTTTTTGTTGACCACTTCACACAGTGCGTCCACCAGCCCCTCATAGAACGGTTTCCAGTTGCGTGACCACGAAGACTGATGGAGATCCGGGAGACGCTTCAGAATGGCTCGGTGTACCGTCGCTGAGGGTACAACAGAGAAGCCATTACCAGAGCAGCGTTCACATGTTTTGAAAACCGGTGCGCCAAGTTCTTTGGTCGCTTTGCGATCTAAGACCTCCCCTTTACCACCACACCTGCATCGCGCATGGATCACTTTCTTTCCTCCGCACACTCCACAGACCCTTTTCACCAGTTCATTTCTAATCTTTGGGGCCTTCACCTCGACACCGTCTGCATCGAAAACCCCAGGGTGCTTAATTACATCTTCATGGCGGGAAATAAAGCCGGTTCCGCTGCAGCTGTGACACGTTGCGCTGGTGGCCGCCGAACGTGAGTACTCCGCAAAGGCAAATTGCGCCAGCGTCAACATGCAGGCGCCGAGCTTGTCACCAGCAGCTTTGCGGACATTTTTAGGAGCGTTTTTGATGGCAAACTGCGCCAGCGCCTGAATTGCAAGCTGTTCGTCCGTTTTGCTGATACCAGCCTTTCCGAGGAAAGCGGCAAGGCCGAAGCGCGCACGACTGCTGGTGGTACCGATGGCCGCCATAACATCTGTTCCGGTCAGTCGATTTGGAGATGTGCTTTTCACGTCGTCGCTAATATGCATGCCCTGAGGGCTAAAGTGTTTGAGGGAGGCTTCCAGTTTCATTCTTCGCACTCCCCGACCAGGTTCAAAATAATGCGATCAAACAGCGAATCCCGTTCCTCAAAATAGTCACATGCCAGCAACCACTTGCAGACTGTTAATGCTTCAGCCCGGGTAACTGGTTTCATGACGCACAAAAGGTCAGTGAGCCACCCGCGCCGATCCCAGTTAATCTGGACGTAGCCATCGCCATTTTGTGTTTTATACCTGTGACGAAGTACGGATTCCCAGTAATCCCATTCAATGGTTACATCGCTTAATGTAAACGGAGCAGGCAGTATATTTTTAAATCCAGCGATTTCTTTTTGACGCAAATCCTCCACTTCTTGCCGGTAATTTTTTTCTTTCTCTTTCCAGTTAGAGTACATATTACTGTAGCGTTCCATAACAAGACGCTCAGCCTTCGTAATTGTCTCTGATGAGATGCCTGCATCCACAGAAAAATATTTATTATGTTCGTTGTTATTACTACGCATTGTTCTGTGCTCCCGTTTTACTTATGTCGTCGCTGAAGTACATGATATCAGGGATTGCATTTTTGAGTGGTTCTTCAAGTTTCATGCAGCCACTTCTCCGATATCAGAAATTAAAATTTGTCCGGATTCACCCCAGCGCTTGGTCACACGAAAGTCCCAGATATGTGCGTCATCAGTAAACAGAGCATCCATCAGCGCTTTAATCATGTTATCGGCGTCTGGTTTCTGCTGGTGTGCCTGTCCGTTCATCGTTACTCGCTTCTTCTGGCTCCAGCTCTTTGGCATGGGAACCACGAAGGCTATGTGTCCGCCCTGCTCCGGCATAGCAACGTTCTTCAGACGGACCTCATCGCAGAATGGCCGGTAGCGCATGACCACTTCCCGCTGTTTCCATTTGTCTGCCCGGGTCATCCTCGGCTTGCCCATTGGTGTAATGTTAAAAATCTTCATGGCCAGCCCGGCTCCCTTTCGTGTAACGGCGTTGATGTGCCTTTGGTTGCGGCGTTGAGCGTTGGCGAGCTTCCTCCTGATCAATTGGCAGGAAATGACCGTTGTAGAATCGACGATAGATGGTCCCCAGCTCTCCATTACGCTGTTTTGTCACGTTGATTTCGGCAATACCCTTTGCTGGCGATTCAGGGTTATAAACCTCATCTCGGTACAACATCAGGATCAAGTCAGCATCAGCCTCAATTTCCCCCGAGTTTTTCATATCGGAGTTCATTGGCCGCTTATTGGGTCTGGATTCGACACCGCGCGATAGCTGGCTCAGCGCAAGGACAGGGGTTTTATTTGATTTAGCCAGATTTTTAAGCCCCTTGGATACTTCGCCAACGGCCAGATCGTACCGCACAGTACTCTGAATTTTGATAAGCGCCAGATAGTCGATGACCACCAGCGCGATTTCCGGATGCGCTATCTGGTAGCGCGTGGCGGTTTGCTGTATCTGGTCGATAGTCAGCCCCGTGGCGTCAGTGATCCAGATATTGCGGGTTGCCATGCGTTCCATGCCGTTAAAGAACCGCGCCCAGTCCTCGTCCTCGAACTTATCCACGGCTTTCAGGCGAGACATCGACATCCCGCCTGCAGCGGAAACCATGCGCTTGGTGATCTGCGTGTCCGACATCTCCATACTGAAAAACAGCACGCCATGGCCCTGAGCGGAAACCTTGTCGATGATATCCAGTGCAAGCTCGGTTTTACCCATCGATGGCCGCGCGGCAATAAACACCAGATCTGTCGATTCAATGCCGCCGGTCATAGCATCAAGCTCCTCAATGCCAGTGAGTAGGCACCTGGTCTCTTCTTTCCCCTGGCTCCGCGATTCAACTTCGTCCGCCACTGCGGTGAGCAGTTCGGAGATGTGAACGGGCTGGACGGTATCTGCTGAAATGTCGATCGCCGATACAGTCAGCTTCGCAGCTTCAAGGGCGGCCAGGGCTGATTCTCCGTTTCTGGCACTCCTGATTTGCTCCAGCACTTTCTCCAGTGCTGCTTCGGCATCACGTACACCAGCATTGCGCCGCAGCACATCAACGTAAGATAACAACGCGGATTTTGCCCAACTGACACGGGTGGCTGCCAGAATTGTGGTCTGGAGTGCCGGCAACGACTCGCAAAGCAGTAACGGATCAATTACTCCGCCGCCGCGGGCCTGTCGGCAGATGCCAGTGTAAATTTCTCGATACTGACGAACTGAGAAGGTGCTTGCAGGCAGTCGGGAGAGAACATCCAGCACCTCAGGATCATCTCCGCGTAAAAACAATGCGCCGATGACCGCCTCTTCAAGTTCGTCGTTACGCCAGACGGGTGTCATGCATGCCCCCCGTTATTCCCACGAAAACTTGCCCAGTTGAATACCAGGTAGTTGCGCCCACCGTCAGTCACACGATCAAAAATACGGTCGCTGATAAACTCTTTCAGCTGCTCAGGTGGCAGATTGCTGATCAGGATGGTTGGCAGAACGCTTTCATAGCGGGCGTTAATCACTTCGTGCAGGATGGTCATCTCTGCCGGGCTTCCGAACTGCACGCCCACTTCATCGATAACCAGCAGGTCCAGTGAAGAGTAGTGATCCAGCACGCTTTCTTCGGTTGTCTCGGCATTGTGGCGCCAGGTGCTTTTCACGGCGCGGGTCAGACGCATCACGTCGGTCAGTTCCACGCTGGCAAGATGGTTGCGGATGATACTTTTCGCCAGAGAGACCGCCAGATGATTCTTACCCGTGCCGCAGCTGCCTGTCAGCACCAGACTTTTCCCGGCCTCCAGAACGGCCGGCCAGTTGTCGGCGTAGCGCCTGCAGGCTGCGAGGTTGCGGGAGGCTTCAGGGTTGAGCTCCAGATAATTTTCAAACTCACAGTCACCAAAGCGGCGAGTAATGCCCGCGTCGTTCAGCAGGCTGGTTACGTGAAGTTTGCGCAGGCTGGATTTGACACTGGTCTGCTCCGCCCGGATGCAGGACGGACAGCGCGAGTGCTTGAAAGTCTCTGCGCCGCGAAAATCTTTGCCCACCAGCGTGAACTGTTCGTAGTCTCCATGTTCCGGACAGGATGCCATGCTGGTGTGGTTCGAGTTACAGCCCTCGAAGCCCCAGGGGAGTTTATGCTCTTCAGCAAAAGCCAGTTCATCGCCGAGTTTTGCCTGTTGTGCTCTCAGGTCTTCACGCTCTTTGAGCTGATTCAAATTCAACATACCCACCTCACTCAAAAATTCAGGTTTTCACCGGATTCACCAAAATCATCGGACATGCGCCCCAGACCGGACAGGCGGGCAATGGTGCTGTTATGCCCACCTCCGGGAGCGGATGGCGCCTGCCAGGATTCTTCGAAGTGGCGATCGGGTCCAAAGAACGAGGCGGCCTGTTTCACGTACTGGGTTCCAGCACTGCCGGTTGCCCGAGCAAAGGCTGCGTAGCGTTTAACACCCGCCAGCATGACCTCAGGTTTAACCCCGTCTTTCAGGCGGGCATTCCAGGCTTTGAAGGCGGCAGCCTTGGAATTACCACCAGCGCGTTTTGGGTATGCCTGCCAGGCTTTCTCAAACTCAAGGGAATAATCCTGTTTTGCAGAACGAGTCGGTGCAGAGGCGATAGCCGAAGCACCAGTATGTTTTATAGGTTCATTGACTGGTTCATTGACTGGTTCAAAAGAGTGACTGATTCTGGGTGCAGCTCCTGCACTACCCCCTGGTGAATCTCCTGCACCAGGTAGTGAATCTGTTGCACCAGGTAGTGAACGATTTGCACTACCCCCTGGTGAATCTCCTGCACTACGTAAATTGAGCTGATACACGTTGCTGGAATTCCCCTTTGGTCCCGTCCGTAGCTCTTTTTTTATCAGGCCGCACTCACATAGCGCCTCGATGTGATTCATCACCGAACGCTTGCTAATTTCACACTGGTCAGCGATGTGCTGGTAACTAGGCCAGCACTCCCCAAGATCACTGGCGTTATCCGCCAGCTTAAGAAGAACCAATTTGCGTAAAGGGTTTCCGACCTTAATTTTCATAGCCTGAACCATCAGATCCATGCTCATACCAAAACCCTCGTGAAGTACTGTTGAAACTTCCAGACCGGCTGCATGCATTCATGCGGATAATCCGGTCTGGTGAAATAAACCTGCTGCTTTTCGCGATCCCACCCGGTGACATGCACGACAACACCCCGCGGATCGTGATACAGCCTGTCCAGCGCCTTAATGCTGCCCGCTTCTGGAAACATTCAGCTCACCAGCGCTTGATTTGTAATCGGATTATCTGGTGTCACTTCATGCCTCTCCTGCGTTGTCGAGCCATGTCACTCCCCTTGCGTTGGGTGCGGGAATAGCTCGGGCAGGTCAGGTCTGATTTCATATGCCGCTACCTGGCCATTAGCAGCAGCCACAATTTTCAATACATGCTCTGCCTTAACTCTTTTCCCGTGGCGCCATTTCCATACCGTTGCTTGGGACACTCCACATTGTTTTGCAAGCGCCCCCTGGCTTCCTGTACATCTGATTGCTTTATCAATAGGCTCAGAAATCATAAAACCCCCTTAGTAATTAATTATTACTTTAGCGATTGAATGGGTAAACCTCAAGGCTAATAATTACTTTTTGACTTATCGCGTTCAGTGAGTTAAGTTTTTAACAACTTTTGGAGTAGCCAACATGTCGAAAACAACGTTTGCTGAAAGATTGGTTGAATCAATGAAGGCAGCAGGCTTTACCCAAGCCTCCCTTGCTGCCGCTGTAGGAATGTCGCAATCCAGTATCTGGAAACTAACTTCTGGCGCGGCTTCTGGCTCGCGGAAAACTGTAGAGTTAGCTAAAGCACTACATGTCAGGCCTGAATGGCTCGCCTCAGGTGAGCTGCCCATGAATGATAATGAATCCAATGATCTCCCAACCGTCTACAGGCAACAAAGACCTGTTGATCCTGGGATTTACAGAGTCGATTTGCTTGATGTTCAAGTGAGTGCTGGCCCCGGAGTATACCTATCTTCTGAGTTCATCAAGACAGTGCAAGCAATTGAATTCACAGAAGAATATGCAAGAAGCATGTTTGGAAGTCGTCCAGCATCATCTATCAAGGTGATCACCGTGCGTGGTGATAGCATGGAAGGTACGATTGATCCAGGTGATTACATCTTCGTGGATACATCAGTCAATCACTTTGAAGGTGACGGTATTTATGTTTTCGTGTTTGGCAAAACGATTCATATCAAACGCCTCCAAATGCAGAAGAATAGCCTTGTCGTTCTGTCAGATAACAAGCTCTACAGCCCTTGGGAAATAGACGCATGTGATGAAGATCAGTTTCACGTTTTAGCTAAAGTACTGGTCAAACAGTCGGCAGCCTTTAAACGATTCGCATAACTCTCAACATAGAAGAACGACCGCTTAGGCGGTCTTTTTTTTGCTTATTAAACAATAAAATACCTAAGAGATAAAAAATAAATTACTTTAGTCATTGACTATCGCAAAGATCCGATCCATCCTAATTACAACTTAAGTAATTCACCGGAGCGATTATCATGGCAACTAAAAACTTCATTCAATTAGTAGATATTCCAGACTACCGTTTTGATAAGCGTGCGACTGATATCGATTATGATGGTATCGCGTGCGACTGCGACTCTAAAACAATTTCAATATTAAATGCCATAAGCCATATCAGCCTTAATGTTTTCTCTCTTGTGGAAGAGAGCCTGGTTGATAAAGAAAAAATAGCTGACCTTTCCTGTATTATTGCTGACCTTGCAGAACTGGCAATTGCTACAAATAAAATCTCTCAATCTGCATCATACCTTTCTGGCTTAAAAGGTGACAATAATGGCGCATGAAATTTCGTTAGAGCAGGCGGCAGAGAAAGCTCATCAGGCAGAGGTAATCTGCCGCATGATGGAGGTATACCCTAAGGAAGGTGCGAATAAGCAGGTCATTTCTTCCCAAGCTGACTCGCTGATTAAAATTTCGCGGATCTGGGCCGATTTTTTTCCCGCAAACACATCGAATCAGCCTATTTAGGCTATTTTTTCCACCATTTCTGGCGTTATTTCCGGTTTTTACTGAGATCTCTCCCACTGACGTATCATTTGGTCCACCCGAAACAGGTTGGCCAGGGTGAATAACATCGCCAGTTGGTTATCGTTTTTCAGCAGCCCTTTGTATCTGGCTTTCACGAAGCCGAACTGCCGCTTGATGATGCGAAACGGGTGCTCCACCCTGGCACGGATGCTGGCTTTCATGTATTCGATGTTGATGGCCGTTTTGTTCTTGCGCGGATGCTGCTTCAAGGTTTTTACCTTGCCGGGACGCTCGGCGATCAGCCAGTCCACATCCACCTCGGCCAGCTCCTCGCGCTGTGGCGCTCCTTGGTAGCCGGCATCGGCTGAGACAAATTGCTCCTCTCCATGAAGCAGATTACCCAGCTGATTGAGGTCATGCTCGTTGGCCGCGGTGGTGACTAGGCTGTGGGTCAGGCCACTCTTGGCATCGACACCAATGTGGGCCTTCATGCCAAAGTGCCACTGATTGCCTTTCTTGGTCTGATGCATCTCCGGATCGCGTTGCTGCTCTTTGTTCTTGGTAGAGCTGGGTGCCTCAATGATGGTGGCATCCACCAAAGTGCCTTGGGTCATCATGACGCCTGCTTCGGCCAGCCAGCGATTGATGGTCTTGAACAATTGACGGGCCAGTTGATGCTGCTCGAGCAGGTGGCGGAAATTCATGATGGTGGTGCGATCCGGCAGGGCGCTATCCAGGGATAATCGGGCAAACAGGCGCATGGAGGCGATTTCGTACAGGGCATCTTCCATGGCACCGTCGCTCAGGTTGTACCAATGCTGCATGCAGTGAATACGCAGCATGGTCTCCAGCGGATAGGGCCGTCGGCCATTGCCCGCCTTGGGATAAAACGGCTCGATGACTTCCACCATGTTTTGCCATGGCAGAATCTGCTCCATGCGGGAGAGGAAAATCTCTTTTCGGGTCTGACGGCGCTTAGTGCTGAATTCACTATCGGCGAAGGTGAGTTGATGGCTCATGATGTCCCTCTGGGATGCGCTCCGGATGAATATGATGATCTCATATCAGGAACTTGTTCGCACCTTCCCTAATAAAATGGATTGCACCGAAATTGAGGCATTATCTTCGCTGCTCAGGGTTCTTACTGGTGATGTATGCGCCTGGCTTATCGAAGAACAAGCAGTAAAAAATAACAAGTAAACAACACCAAACCATTTAATTTCAGATTAAATTCTGCGGAACTTTATATTCATTATTTAGGAGAGCGTCGTGAAAAATAAAGATGCCTTTAAGACAGCAAAAATGATGTGTAGTGCAGGCTACTGGGATATCGCAATTTTATTTTTAAAAAAAGCTTATGGGAGATAATCATGAGCATTCAGCGCCGCCAAGATATTCAGTGCGTCACCATTAAGGCTGAGCAACTTAACTTCCTTATGCAGACAATTTTCACACATCACAAGGACTTTGACTGCCATCAACTTGATGGGGTTTTAGGTCTTGCATATGACCTTGCTGGCGAGGTCTATTCATGGATGGAAAAAGAGGAAAAGATTGTACAGCAAAATGAAGAACACAAAAGAAGGGGTAATTAGATGAGTAACTTAATTACTACCTATCGCCGCCGAATTTTAAAAGCAGCCTTGTTACGCCACCAGCGAAAGACTGGGAGTAGCTTACTTGTCATTAAGCTTAACAAGGGTGGGATTAGTACTATCGAATTAACTGAGATTCTTCTTGATGGATTGTTGCGGAAATTCGAGCGACTGGCGCTCGGTGAATACGGAAATGTGGAAGGCGTGAAAGCTCTTAAGGGAATTTACAGCAACTCTGTTGATGTTAATGGCAGCGGCGAATTCCTCACAGAAAGCGGGAAAGAGTTAATCGACGAGCTTATTTCTGAACTGGTGGAGTTCGTCAAAAAGCAGAAACCAGTTACTGCGGAGTCCGGCAATGAATAACCAGCAAACAATGCTCTATCAGGGTGTGCTGATCCCCCGCCCCGTGTTGAACGTGGATCTGCATGTCCTCCCTGATTTTACCGGGCGGGTAGTCGTGCACATCGAGAACGGGAGGGTGATATGCGACCGCCAGCTGTTCGACGACGAGCACATTTGCTCACTGACCACGTTTATCGAAATGGCGCGAGAAATGGAGCTGAGATTTGAGGAGGTAGCTGGTGGCACTGACAGCGATACGAATTCCTGAGAGGGTTCACCTGCAGGCGTTGCAGGTCCTGCTGCGGTATCGGCGCCGGCGGATATTCCCGCGGCGAATGCGCCGCACCGGCTACCTCAGCCTGAAGGTTAACCCACGCTGGCGCCTGTTATCGAAAGACGATGGCCGGAACTGGGAAGTTATGAGTCATGAAACCTATAACCGGGAGAAAGACAGATGATTGACAACAGAACTGTCAGCGCCATTGACCAGGCGTTGCAAAAGCACCCAACGCCAGTTGGTGATCTGTTCGCCGCGATCCGCCACGGACGCATGAAGCGGTGCTTCAGCCGGGATACCGCAATTCGTTACCTGGCGTTCTTCATGACCTCCCGAGCTTTTGGGCGCTCTGGTTTCAAGCAGCGTTATCCGGACGTACCGGTGATTCATCCTCTGAATCCAGAACTGAATAGCTGGCAACGTGGCGCAGTCACCACTGAGTATTTCAACGCCCATCAGCGCACCGTTCGCCGGCTGCGTCGCATCCTCGCCCGCAAAAGAGAAATGCAAAAGTGGTGCGAAAAGTGGGATGCCATGCACGACCGCTACGTGAAAGAGCGAGAAGAACTGCAGGCCTGTAAACCTGGAGGGCTGAGTCGATGATTGCTTATTTACGCATCGTTCTTGCTCTGGTGATCGCCGCCAGCGTTTACGGGTTATTTGTACCAATCCTCATTTCAATGAAGGACACGGTAGCCGTCGCATCCGGCGTTGCACTGGCGTTTCTGACCCCGCCATGCATCTACGCAATTTTTAAGGGTCTCGTTATTCCCAAGGAAAAGAAATGAAAAAAGCAATTATGGCTTCAATTATCGCACTCTCTGCCATCGGTCTTGTTGGTTGCGATCGTGTCGAGCCCGGTAACGTGGGTATCAAGGTGAATAAGTTGGGTGACGATAAAGGCGTCGGTGAAGTCGTCGGAGTCGGGCGCTACTGGACTGGCTGGAATACCGAGGTTTATATCTTTCCGACCTTCAAGCAGATGAAAACGTATGAAGACGCTTTCAACTTCCAGATGAGCGATGGCACCACCATCGGCTACCACATCGGGGTCGCGTACAAGGTTGATCCGACCAAAGTTACAACCGTTTTCCAGACCTACCGTAAAGGCGTAGACGACATCACCGACACCGACCTGCGGCAGAAAATTGCTGACGCCCTTAATCGTCTCGCAAGTCGGATGAGCACCGATAAATTCATTGACGGCGGGAAAGCTGAGCTGCTTGAAAACGCACTGAAAGAGATCCAGTCCGATATGGGGCCGGTTGGTATCCAGGTGATCAGCCTTTCTTACGTTGGCCGTCCGGAATACCCGCCGACAGTGATCGAAAGCATCAACGCCAAAGTTACGGCCAACCAGAAGACGCTGCAGCGCGAGCAGGAAGTTAAACAACGTGAAGCTGAAGCCAACATGTTACGAGCCGAAGCCGATGGCCAGGCGGATGCAAAGCTGAAATTGGCTGAAGCAGAAGCAAAGTCTATCCAGATCCGTGGGCAGGCCATGCGTGAGAACCCTGAGGTACTGCAACTGGAGGCCATCAACAAATGGAATGGCACCCTGCCCCAGTACATGACCTGCGGAACAAACACCCCGTTTATCCAGGTTAAATGATCCACCAGCCCGGCGACAAGCCGGGCACATATGAGAGGTTCGCAATGCTTCAGAACATGCTTAACCCGGAACCAACCTCAACAGGGATCCGGTCTGGAAACCGGGTGATTGGCTACTCCGCTGCTATTCGCCTGCTGGATAACGGTCGCTATGACAAACACCTTGCCGATGGAATGGAAATTCTGGCCTGCATCATGGAAGCGGTAGAAAGCAACTGGATCACGCTCAATATCGAAAAAGAGTTGATCCTCTGGCGCTGGCTACTGGCTGCCGTGTTCATCACTGAGGAGCTGGAGAAAAACGGAACTGTCGACGTTCCGAATGATAATGGCGGTGTTGATACTGCCGTTATCTATTCCGGCGAACATGGCGCCATTAGCGTCTACCCGGGACCTGAACGCTTTGCACTCGCCAACCATATTGAGCTGGGGGCAATAGAGAAATATGGGCCAGAGGTTGGCCAGCAGCTGGCGCTGCGGATGTATCAGGACATGGTTATTGCTGACGAAGAATTTGGGTTCAGGTTATCAGCACTTGGCCGGGAGGGGCTTAACCTCCTCCATGACAGCTTTATCGAACACATCCAGATCGAAGGTGTGCCAGAAGCACCGATTATGCATTGAGGGGAATGATGATGAATAACTTGATCACTAACAAACCATCCATGACCAGCCTTGAAATCTCCGAATTAGTTAATAGTCGTCATGACAGTGTGAAACGTACCATTGAACGGCTGGTAGATGCTCGCGTTATTGTCCAGCCACCGTTGGTGGACGAACCCGGAACAGACTCTATGGGGCGTCCGCGGACAATGCAGGTATTCCGCTTCACAGATGAGCAAGGCAAACGCGACAGCATCATTGTGGTCGCGCAACTCAGCCCCGAGTTTACCGCCAGGCTGGTAGATCGCTGGAAAGAACTGGAAGAGGAGCGCTCGCGTCCAAAATCACAGGCCGAACTGATCGCAGAAATGGCCCTTTTGAATCTCGAGCAGGAACGCCGGCTGTATCAGGTAGAAGAACAGGTTGAAACCGTCGCGGAAGCTGTCGAAAACATTAAGCGTGGAAATATGCGGGCCGGGTATGTCGGTTATCGCCAGGTGGTCGCAAAAAGCGGCATGACCGATGCCAAGTGCCGAAACCTTGTTAACGCATACCGTATCCCAACCGATACGCACGAGTTCATGACGCCTGATGGTCTGCTGTCTCGCCGGGCGATCGTGGAGTTTGAACCTTTTATGAAAGCATTCCGCCAAATGATGGCAGAAGCCGAACCACGTGGGGCCCGTTGGTATCACCCGAAAATGGGGCTGTTTCAGGCTATTGGGTGGGAGGAAAAACATTGTGAAGGTTGAGTTTAATGATCAAGGGTCGGTTTCAGTTATCACGGTCACCAGCTCTGTATTTGAGTTCCGCCGACACAACCGGGCGATTGATGTGGCGTTGCTTCTCACGCCTGAAATGACCAGCCAGAGCAGCGGTTTTTTCATTATGAAAACGATTTTAAGTGGCAAGACAATGCACGCCCTCCGGGCTTACAAACATCTGATCAGGGAGGCTAAGCGATGAGCATCACACTCGAAAATGGACGTATTAACCTTGATTCCCTGGTAACAATTGAAGATCACTTGCGCGGACTCGCGCTGGCGAACAGGACGCTGGACAGTATTAAAGACCAAATGTCTCAGCGTTCCGATAAAAAATCAGACTGGTACAGACGGGCTACAGTTGCGCACAAATCATGGTTCTGGGCTCGCTCACGAATCTGCGAACAACTGGCTATTTTGCGCCGTCAGGAAAAGGACGTTAACCGTCTTCGCTGGCAGTATGAAAATGAAGCCCTGATGGCGAAACTGAAAAGCCAGGTGAGCAAAGAGGTTTTCAGTGAGTGTTTGCGCCGGGCAAAAATTAAAGCTGAACAGCGACTGGAGCAAGACTTTCGTGCTGCGATGATTGAGGTGAAGTG